ATTTAGTCACTCCGCAGCCATGTTTAACGCCTGAATTGAAGACGTTGGAATCTGCCAATGTGTTTGAAAAGGGACCAATTTACATGCCCAAACCATTGGTAATAGAAAAGAATCAACGTCCTTTTCCAGCGCCTTAATATACACCTTCGAACACACAACACATAACAACCATAAATACCATATTTTGATTATATAATATAATATATATAATCAATCAAAGTTGCATACATTTACGTAGAGAGAACTGAAACGATATACTTTAATTTTGCCTGATAATGTTTTTGAAACAGCAAAAATGCAATCGTAAACATTCCTGCTGAAGTCACTTCTTTTACCTTTAAATGATCAAACCCGTAAATTCCATTCAATGGAAATGGAATCAATGGAATAACATTTCGTACAATATAGATAATCACCCCGAATAACCATAAATATAAAAGTAACTCTATTACACTTTGTCCAATTGGCTTCTTTTTTTCTTCCTTTTCATTAAATACGCCAAAATACTTGTCAGAAAGAGTTGCCATGATTATCCCTAATGTAAAATATACCGCAGTTATATATCCAATATCGATAATTTTGATCCCTCTAACAATAAATTCTTTTTTATAGTAATTCATTGTATATATATTGACGACATTTTTTTTTCAAATCGTATACATATTTAATACTTAAGGAGTGCATCCACATAGCTCTTATCATAAACATCCAATTTAGTTGTTCTATCCCAAGTGCTATGTGTAAGAAGAACTCGGTCATCTTCCACAATAAGACCCAAACAATATTCGATACACTGATCCTCGAACACAAATGGGGCAGAATGTCTCAAAAAGTTCAGATCGTTGTCAAAGACAGCAAACATATGATAATAGTTACGCAATGAATCATACGAAACTAAATGCAAAACAAACCAAATCTCATTATTGTAGTTGAAACCACATGTTGATCCACGCACATGCTCAAATATTTTGGGCATCTTTGCTTTAGATTCAATCAAATCAATGTTATTTGTCAAAGGATTCACTTTACAAATCTCAAGAGGTCCCCATCTGTAAATAATGTGATTTTCGTTCTTGTATTTAACATAAACCCAATTCTTCTCGCACCAACTTTCATTAAACAAACACTTTATTTCTTTAGAAACCAAATGAGGTACACTTGTATCATAATCGCCCATTAACATACCAATCTTACCATCATCATGTTGGCTTGTACCCAAATAAATTAACTTGTCTTCGTCTGTGTCACTTTTGAAAATACGAACATCTTCAATACCCAAATAATGACGATTGTCCACTTTTACTTCAAAAAATTTCTCGTATGTAATTTTAAAATCGCGGTCCAATTCGATGTATTTATTGTTTGTAAAGATATAATCGTCGCAGTTCATATATCCTCCATTTACATTAATCCAATAATTCACCGCACGTATATTCATCATGTAACCACTATTGTCTGATTTAGGTAATATAGACGACGATGAAGAATAAAATGAAACATTTTTCTTGTCACGAATGTCTAATTGGTAGGTAAAAGTATAATCAATCACTCTACGTGGCTTCAAGATATACTTGTAAAACTTCATGTTAGAAAACGTATTGTGAATGATATTTGTATCTGTACAATTGTTAAATATTGCAACTATGGTATTGTTGATTTCTTTAATTCCCAAATAACAAGAAATGATAGAATATTCGTATTCAAACTTATAAGTGTATACGTCGTTGGCCAAAAATAAATAATCGTCTTTTCGAATATTTTGACTGAGTACATTCTTTGCAAGATCATAGAACATTTTAGCGGTTTTACATTCACCGACAACACGATAGTGCTGAACTATTTTATAAATATTTTCAAGACGGAGCGGGTTTTGATTGTATGCCTTTAACCAGTACACTATGGCATCGGACATTTTACTTTGTGCCTCGTAAATATTACCAATATTGTAGTAACTATACCAAACTTCTTGTTCCCAATCACCTAGAGCAATTCGCTTATTGTAATATTCAATTGCTTTCTCAAACTGACCACTATCTTTGTAACTATTGGCCAGATAAAAATGGTATCGTACGTTTCCTGGTTCTTCCTTTAACCCTTCTAACAAAAGACGAACATCGCGTTCAAATTTGTCACTCTTTGAGCCCCCATCACCAATATCATTAATAAACATTTCATTTTTACCAATATTTACATTATGATTGCCTGGAGGAGTTGAAATAAATTCATGAGTTACTCCAGTGTACTTGTACAATCCGTTGTTTCGCACGATTCGCATGTTTTGATAGTAAAAACTTTCGTTGCCTTGTAACAAACAAAATGTATCCGCTTGAGCTAATTTACGTTTATCAAAGTCATGGATTTCCAAAACCATGTCTGCATCTAAAAGAATGGCATAATCTGACATTCCATTGCATGCTTGTAAAGCATGACTTCTGTTGTGTGCAAAGTTTTTAAATGGTTCCGAAACCACCTTGCCAGGAATGTTTTTCTCTAAAAAAAATGTAGTAATTAACTCAATCGTATTATCGGTTGATCCAGTATCACAAATACAATAACAATCAATAATCGGGCTAACCGACTCCATCAACCTACGAATGATTTTACTTTCATTTTTTACTATCATATTCAAACAGAGGGTTGGAACTGGTGCATCGATCTCTTCAATTTCTAGGCGCATAGTATATCTAAATAGTAGATATTCTTAAATCAATTTAAACTTATTTTAATTATTTTAGTAATTGCTAATTATTACTAATTACTAGAATATTGGAAAATTCTTTTCATGGTATATAATAACATGGCAAATACCCGATTTAACTACGATCCTTGTAGAACAATTAAACATTTACAACAATCTACTGATCCTGGACGATACATACTCAACGTACCTGGTAATGGCGACAAACCATGTTATATTGAAGACCCGCAGATTATAATTCAAAAGTGGGGTGGAAATCTGCGCACAAATAGCACCAATCTAGAAAGCGAATTGATGGGAATTAATCGTAGATATATCGGCAGAGATTGTTTAGGAAAAGACGAATATACTAAATATATTGTGCCCAGTAAACCTATTCAATATCCGACATGTAATAATTTATACACAGAGCAATCTCGCGCAATTATGCCTGCTTGGACTGCTCGCGATTTAGAACAAGTTGATTGGTATATACTCCCGTTGAATCCACAGGAAAATACATGTATGCCTTTCATAAATAATCTGAATACCCGAGTTTTAGAAAAGGATTATTTTCAGAGGTGTTAAAAAGGTGGGTCAGCTTATGTACATGGTATTATTATTTTTATAATGAATTTATAAAAATAGTTTATAAAAATAGTAATATTGCGATTTATCCTTTTTTTTAGGAGCATTCGCCATAATAATAATATATTCTATGATATATATAATAATGGAACTAGCGTTACCTTTTATTGCATTAAGTGGACTATATGTTATATCAAATCAAAAGAATGAAAAACCTGCATCTACAAAAAAAACTACCAAGAAATTGCAACCTGAAAGTTTTACAAATATGGGAAAACCTAGCAATTATATTCCAAATACAGATATTCCTCCGCAGAACTATCCCGTTATGAACAACAAACAACTTGCAGACACGACTGGGCTCTATCCTAATCCAAATACAAGCACTGACAAATATTTTGACCAAAACTATTACCAATCTCAAGAGAATAGCGGTGTCAAAGTTGGAAATGTTCCCCAGCAGATATATTCTCTCTCGGGAGATTATTTAGATAGTACTTCGTTTAAGCACAATAACATGGTACCTTTTAATGGTGGAAAGATCAAGGGATACACTTATGATATGAATATCGCCGAGTCTGTTTTAGATAATATGGTTGGTACTGGAAGTCAGGTAATTAAAAAGATTGAACAAGCGCCATTGTTCAAGCCCGAAGCCAACATGAATTGGGCTTATGGTGCCCCAAACCAAAGTGATTTTTATCAGTCAAGAGTTAATCCCGGGTCAAGAAATAGCAATGTCAAGCCATTTGAAACAGAAAACGTTGGTCCAGGATTGAACCGCGGCTATAGTACAGATGGCAGTGGCGGGTTTAATTCAGGTATGGAGGCGCGCGATAAGTGGCTTCCCAAAACAGTGGATGAATTAAGAACCACAACAAACCCAAAACTAGAATACAACTTGAATAATTTAGAAGGTCCGTCTTCGGCGCATGTTAAAAACGTGGGTATTATTGGTCGTGTTGAAAAGCACACACCCGATGCCTTTTTTATAAATAGTCAAGATAGATGGCTTACTACTACTGGATCCGAAAAAGGTGAAATGTTGCGCTCACAGCAAGAAATGGGAATCATTAGGAGAAATGATATCAAAACCGACTATACTGGTCCTGCTAGTGCAGTCGAGGTTGGAGTTGGACGTGCGCCTTCTGCATATGAAACGAGTAAACGGCAACGTTCTGAAACAACCGAACCATCTATTTGTAGTGCAGTTGGTCGTGCTCCAGGCGATGATGGTGCTAAAAGAATTGGGTCGTTCAAAAATTATAATACTAATCGAAGCACCATGAAGGAACCCGACACTATGCGGTCGGGATTTAGTGGTGCAATTGGCGCAGTCATTGCGCCTTTTATGGACGTATTAAGACCATCCCGCAAAGAAGAAGTTTGCTCAAATGTTCGTATCTATGGTGATAGTGGGTCATCTGTACCATCCAGTTATGTTCTCAATCCCAACGATATTACACCTACCACAATGAAGGAAACAACCATGTATTCACCACAATTTAACATTAACAATCAAACGGCTCAACAATACGTAGATACTCATACGCCATTTGAAGCAACCCAACGAGATTCGTCAAATTATTCTACTTATGGTAATGTTGGAAACAATGGTGAAGCTGCAATGGATTATAGTGCTGCATATAGACAACACAACAATGATATCAAATCACAGACAATAAACAACAGAACAAATATGGGTGGCACACAAATGTTCAATCAAAATATGAATGTGTCTCTCCCGAGACAAGATACAAATTGTATGGATAATCGTCCGTTTGCACCCAGCTCAGTAATATCGGCTCCTCCTGCAAAACAGAACTATGGTCATATCAATACGCCACAACAATTAAATACGGCGATTGAAATACAGCGCAACTCTCCTGATATTTTGAATGCATTCCGTGCAAATCCATATACACATAGCTTAACTACCTCTGTATAAATAAACAAAGAGAGAACAAGAATATATATGTATAATACATATACGTTCTGATATGATATTAAAAAATACACGATCATATTAGTATACCATGAACTCGGTATTAAATATACATGCCGAAATTAAAAAAAAATTAATGTATTTTCATTCTATGCACAAAATACCCAATATTATATTTCATGGGCCATCGGGTAGCGGAAAACGAACGATTGTCAACGAGTTTATAAATACTATTTATGATAATGACAATGATCGTATAAAGTCATTTGTGAGATATGTAAATTGTGCGCATGGAAAAGGTATAAAATTCATTCGCGAAGAACTAAAGTTTTTTGCAAAAACGCATATTCAATCAAACGGAGGAGATATATTCAAAAGCATCATTTTGTTAAATGCTGATAAATTGACAATGGACGCGCAATCTGCGTTACGTAGATGCATTGAGTCGTTTAATCATACTACGCGTTTTTTTATCATAGTTGAAGATAAATATAAATTATTAAAGCCAATTCTGTCGAGATTTTGTGAAATATACGTATATGAGCCCGAGTATAATGATACGTGCATAAACTTGTATAGATATAATTTGAATGAGACCTTCAAATTAAAATCATACAAATCGCGTCGTATAGATTGGATTAAAAAGGTGTTGATAAAACCGATTCTTACCGAAGAAGATGTCATTCAAATGACCATCAAACTATATGAAAAAGGATATAGCGGTTTAGATATACTTACTTTGCTAGAAACCAATTATTTTGTTCACGTTCAACAAATCAAACTATATGAATTTTTAATGGTATTTAACAAAGTTCGGAGAGACATCAAAAATGAAAAAAATTTAATGTTTTTCATGTTACATTTTATATTTTTAGATACAGAAGCTTCTTTAGACAATATTTCGTTCATGTAAATTTGTGAAAGAACTGAAAACTGGCAATTTATTTTAATAAGTTAAAATTATTTTTAAAATAAATTGTTAAACTACATAATATACCATGGATGATTTTAATGTAAGTGCTTTACATGAATCAAAAAACGAGTGGGGTGCTAGATTATTAACCATACTGACCCCGTTGATTATGGAAGGGTTTAAATCAATCTTCGATGAATCGCTTAACTTGTGTAAAGCAAATAATGAGCTCGATAAATATTTAATGACGTTTCAGAATTTCATTAGTCGTATTCCAAAATGGAATCCCACTATTATTGAAAACGAAAAAAAACGAATTTGTGACAAAAGTGGATGTACTTATTTAGATGATTTGATTACATGTGTTCATATAATACAGCTAAAACTTTTAACTGCAGTTAGAGCTGGTAGTAAACAAAAGAAGGTAGACATACAAATTCCAAAATTCGATGATTTTATTCATAAAGTGTATATTCATGTCGCAAGAAAAGTTTATAAAAATGTGTACTTGTTCGAGACGAATATCCCCCCTCTTCAAACACAAAAAAATCACAGAGAATTGGAAGTTATCATACAAGAATGTATTTTGAATGCTGTGAGAGAAAGTATTCCGATCGACATGATTTTACGAGCTTATTTAGATGAAACAATCGAAGAAGATGTCGTCGAAGAAATTAAAGAGACGCCAATAGAGGAAACAGATAAGTTAGCAGATAATATTAGCTCGGCTCCTATATCAAAACCGCTGTCTGAATCGTCGAAATTAAGTTTCAATAATGTAGACATGGCTATAGACACAAATAATCAAGAAGAACAGATAGTTGCTCCAAAAGATATCGCTAGGTTGGAAGAGTTAAGTAGTATACGCAATGAACAGCGCAAACTAGAGACAGACGATGGTGAGGATGACAAAGAGTCAAGTGGTAAAATTCGAATAATGGATGAAAACGTCAGTTTAGGTCGGTTGGATGTTCATGACATTGAGCCACAAAGTATTGAAATTATTCCTGATTTGTTGATTGATGATATTGAAGTTTTAGTGTAAATAATTTGCATAATATGCGTAAAATTGTTATGAAAGATTGTCCATGTAAAATATACATGGACAATATATATTTTACCTCGGGAATTATAGCATTTGTGTTTTTCTTAGGAAAATTCATTGAAATGCGATTTATAGAGAAAGAGAGCAAACCTTTAAAAGTCGTTGTAAAGGATACATTATTAGTATACGTTTGCAGCATTATTGCTTTTATGGTATTGGAACAATTAAAACCTATTATACAAGAGTCATCTAGTGGTGGATCAACGACACAAATTGCATTCACTGACAATCCAACCTTTTAAACCATCACATTATGTCAAGTTATCGTCCTGTCCAAACTTTGACTAATGGCTTGTGAATATGTTTGTAATTTGCACAATACTCTTCAAAAGTCCCGCCAAATGATTGATATTTTAAAATATTTCCCAAGAGGGAAGGACGTTTATATAAGTTTGGCGATTCTGTATAAAATATGTTGCCCATAATACGCTCCAAAGAACATCGATCGTTTCTGTTCAACACATATTTTAATAGGCTCCAAAGATTGTATTTTTTTTGTATCATAGAGAGAAATCCGTGATTAATATAGCTTTGTACTCCAAAACATCCATACCAAATATCAGATGGTTTAAACGCAAACATATTGATTGTATCGGGAAAAAACTTGAATTGTATCCTATCCGCGTTGTCAAGATGATTGGATAATCGTAAACAATTCCCTATATTTTCATGATAATCAAAATGCCATAATGGCATTATTCTCTCTTGCGCGAGTTTTTCAAAATGAATTCTCTTGTGAAAAAAAACGCTGTCGTGTAGAATAACCGCGTTTGGAAAGTATTTATTTTTATAGAAGTAGTAGTAAGGTAAAAATTCTCCTCTACCTGGATACTCGGAATTTACGATTTGAATATTTTTGTATTCGAAATCAGCTTTTACGTAATCTTGATTGCTATTATCATCAATAATAACAATTTTTTTGAATGGATAAAATCGTCGGATACTTCTTACGGCATGATTCCAATATTTATTGGTTTTTTCTGAATTAACATGTCTTGTAATAATAAATCCATATGTCATAGTTTTTTCTTATAATTATATAAGAAAAAAATTGTAAAACCAATTATGTTATATTTACATATACGACGGATAATTATCAATATTAATCACTTTTTCATTTCCGGGAATTTGTTTTTTGGAAAATGTAAACGCGTTAAATTCTTTGCGCTCTAATTGGGCTTGCGGAGTATGCTTGTGGACACAACGCGCAATCATCTTGTATAGTTTGAAGTCGGGGTATCTGTCGGTCCCATTATTTTTATACAATACATTCAATCCATTGTCATCCATGCACCATTCAACTATCAAACGAGTTATCGTGTCGCATTTCTTTAAATTTTTGATGCTGTCCATATCATCTACCAAATAATCAAACATTGAGCAAGCCAATCTACATAAATCAAAACTATAATTTGGCTCTAGACGTGGTTTTTTATCATTGAAATATGGCTCAATATTATATTGAGTTGCGGCATCACCTCCAAAACTAAAGCTGTCACTGCAGAAAAGTTTTCCGTCATACTTATAAATACCACGTCCAAAATCGATAATCTTGAATATTTTACCAAAAGTTGGTACACGATAATACTTGCTATTAAAACAATAGTAGATGAATTTTTTGTCCGTTTGCACGTACATGATATTATTTGTGTGCAAATCATTGTGTGTGAATCCAAATACTTTTTGATAGGTGATGAGCGTCATGATAATTTGCATCAATGCAGACATCCAATGAATTTCGTCCATATCCGTTTTCAACATGAGATTATCCAATGTATCCTGACATTGTTCCATGCAAATAACTTGCACCGGATATTTTGGAAAGGTTACATTTACGCATTCATCCTCGCTCATATCATCATCTTCGTCGCTATTTTCATGTCTCGATCCTTCTCCCGAGTCATCGTCATCTGTACTAATGTCCGAAGATCTAGTGTGACTTGTTCGTGAAGAACAAGAACTATCCGAATCAACAGAGGCAGAATCACTCGAGCTTTTTGCATTTAGAGAGAATGTTTCCATGGACAATTCTTTCAGATTATCTATAGTTAATGTGCTAGGGCTTGTGCTAGTATCACTTTGAGACATGTCAAATACTTCTTCGAAAAGTCCATCTTCTATCGCTTCAATTGGAAAACTACAATCTTCTCCAGTTGCATCAATTTTAATAGTAGGTAAATTTGTCTTGCTAGTTTCATCATCAAAAAAAGAACTATAATCTTCAATTTGAAAAAGCACGTTTTTATTGTTGTTGAAAAAATCGGACTTGATTAAATAATCCAAATCATCAAAAACATTCGTTTTAAAGTTATTTTTAATAGACAAAAAAGAACCATAAAACTCTATTCCGTGTATGAAACCATGCCTAGATAACAATTGGCTAGACAAGTACGAGAAAAAACTATCCACATAGGCCGAATTATTGACATCTAGAATTTTTGAATTGACAGATGATGTGGAATTTATGGAAGGCAGATTCATTAGTGATTCATTCGTTACGTCATATTTGCCAATCAGATATTTTATTGGGTCCAATAAAGGCGCCATCTTACAGAAAATGTTCTTGGGCTTGAGTTTCATTTGGTCATCATCGACATTTTTCAATGTACACTTGTAGAAATTTTGATTGCCATCAAAGTTATTAACAACATTGCTAATATAGAAGTTATGATTCAAGTTGATACTATTGGAATTGGATTCATTTAACGTCATTAGTTTAGTATAAATGGGAATATAATTTTGTGTTTGAACTAAATCAAATCTTTCTAAAGATTTGAATAATTCAGTGTTTTTACGCTTCTTATAGTTGACTAGATCGTTCATATACTTCGCATTTAGAAAATGTCGAAGGGATTCAACGCAAATAGAATGTAATGTGTGACATAATGCAAAAGTGTAATTGATTGCGTTGAATCCTTTCCACTTTTTCTAAAATGAAGTATATATAACAGAAATGACGTTAGAATTAAAAAGATTTGATATGAAAAATATTAGTTTTAAACCAAATGAAAGCAAGGGACCAGTTGTGGTGCTTATTGGACGTCGTGATACTGGTAAAAGTTTTTTAGTTCGCGATTTGCTATATTACCATCAAGACATACCTATTGGCACAGTGATTTCGGGAACAGAAGAAGGCAACGGATTTTATAGCAAAATGGTGCCAAAACTTTTTATTCACAATGAATATAATACTGCTATTATTGAGAATATTCTAAAGCGACAGCGCTCGGTCTTGAAACAAATCAAAAAAGAGGTTGAAACGTTTAAGCGTAGCACAATTGATCCGCGCACATTTGTAATATTGGATGATTGTTTATATGATAATACTTGGTCGAGAGACAAGATGATGCGTTTGTTGTTTATGAATGGTCGTCATTGGAAAGTCATGTTAATCATTACCATGCAATATCCGTTGGGTATTCCGCCGGCTTTACGTACAAATATCGATTATGTATTTATTTTGCGTGAGCCATATATCGCCAATCGCAAACGCATATTTGAAAATTATGCGGGTATGTTTCCCACTTTTGAATCATTTTGTCAGGTAATGGATCAGTGTACTGAAAATTACGAGTGTTTGGTAATTAACAACAATGCAAAATCTAATAAGCTACAAGACCAAGTATTTTGGTACAAGGCAGATTCACATAATGATTTTAAATTAGGATCTAAAGAGTTTTGGGAACTTTCAAAAGATATGCAATCTGATGATGAGGATGAAAAATATGACCCAGGAAATAGTAAGAAAAAAGGGGCAGGACCCAAAATTAGTGTTAAGAAGACGAAATGGTAAAAAAAGACGAGTAGTTGAACAGATATCACAATCAAATTTGTATGTATAATATCCTACAAATTTTGCGAGCTTTAGCAGTTTTTTGGTCGGTTGTCAAAAATAATGTTGTAGATTATTTTATATGTGAATGCAAATTAGTTAAAATCTAATATTTTAAGTAATTTAATTTATAAATATGGGAGACGACATACATAATGGTCTTGATGATGAGAATTTTGCAGAGAAAACAATTATATTTTCAGTTGGACATAGATGTACTTCTGCATCTCTCATTAAAGAAATGAGACATAAATTTGAAACCTATCCATTTGATTGGGTAGTATCAAAATTGGATGTATTGATTCATTGTATCGAAACAGATTTTGAAGAGTACTTACGAGCAGACAATTATGTAAGCGGATATATTGAAACATTCAATTTATGTGATGGCGTTAAAACGCATATTTGCAATGAAATAGTTCGTTATAACAAATATTATGAGAACGAGTATATGTCTGGCAAATCAAAAAATAAAATTGGAACATATGGGATGAAACTTGCATTGACACATCATGATATGCGACAAGAAAAAGATCATCAATACTTTCAACGCTGTGTTCAGCGTTTCAAAAAAATACTTGCGCTGCCCCAACAAAAATTTTACTTGTATGTACACCCTATTATGGGAATGGCTGATTACAAAGAAAATATGGAGCAAGGTGAATTATTGTCTTATTTCAAGGCTTTTTCGGATTATTTGAAAACAAAAACCGCAAATTCTGTGGGTATATTTTTTGTTGTTGTAAAAAATCAAGCACGAAAAGGTAAAGTCGAGGTTTTATCTGAAACCGAAGATGCAATAGTACATACATTGTATGTGAATCAAGATTTGATTGATGGCGGAGGCGTGTATAGTGGCGACTTTTACACAGAACAATATAGAATGTTGATAACTATTGAAGCCATCATTGCAAAAAGAAAAGAATCAGGCAAAAAATAAATATATATAAATTATCTGTCCATTTTATTATTGTGCAACCTATAAAACAGATAACCTATCGTTATATGTTTTATAATAATATATTTTTTCTTCCACCCATAATAGTTAAGTAAAAATACAAAACAAACCTAATTTATTTTTTTGTTGCAAATGGGCCGCTAATAAGCTCACTTTGTCCATTATCCGACTTGCCAATCACAATATTATCACCTTCGAACAACTCGCTACGAATATCCGCCACTGAAATCTCGCTACCCTTACCAGTAAGGTTCTGCTCTTGTGTATTCGCCAAACCAACACCAATTAAATTTCCTGCATCATCAATCGTTTGTGTCAAAGTATTGCCACTCTTTTCGGCGTTTTTAATGTTATCTTCAATTGCCTTCTTCTTCGTTTCCTTGAGACGTTGCTCAAATGCCTGCTTGGCATTATCTTCATTCTTGGTCTTCTCGCCCATCAACTTATTCAACTCCTCCTCCATATATTCCACTCTACCTGTCTTGTATGCCTCTGGCTCCCAAGGCATCCACATTCCTACGGGTCCAACATATACATCATGGTGTGGGTCAATTTCGCGCAACATTTTGCATCGAAGTTCTGCTTCTTCGATAGAAGGATACGACCCACGGATTTTAATCCCTCTTGTATGAGTTTGAAAATTATGCGCAATACTAAACGATTTCTCCAAATCCTCTTCGTTTTTATCCACAAATGTCTTGTAATCATCAGACAACGTAGAAGCAGTAATTGACTCCTTTTCTTCTGTGATAAATTCTTGAAAATCCTTCATAACGTCATCAAACGTCAATTTATACTTAAACGATGCAAAATTCAAAAACTGCACAAATTTCTCCATCGATTTGTTCAAATCCCACTTCTTTAGGAACTCTTCAAAAAAGAAGATTTCCTTTTGTTTTAGAATTTTTTCAGGAGAAACAAAAGAAACACAAACAAACTTTTGCCCAGCTAGGGGCTTGTCTTCTTCTAGTAAATCAATATATTTAGGATTGGGCTTGCCATTAGGTTGTAGTTTTCTCTCGAATTTAGAATGACTCATTATATTGTATGTTGGATTCATAATTTTAAGTGATTTAATTATTATATATATTTAATGTTTTTTTCTATCTATTTAGTATAATGAATCGCGTATTCGACATTAACGAGTTAGTAAAAAGGATAATAAAATATCTCGTAGAAGGTTTTATGGTCGCTTTGGCGGCATACGCTATTCCCAAAAGGTCTTTGAATCTAGAAGAGATTGGTATGATTGCGTTAACTGCAGCAGCCACTTTTAGCATCCTTGATACCTATGTTCCAGTGATTGGTGTAACTGCTCGTTCTGGTGCTGGGTTTGGTATTGGCGCCAATTTGGTTGGTTTCCCTGGTGGCCTATAAATGCGTTTATTTGTAAGCATACAAGAGAAGGTAAACCTCTAGCAAAATAAATATAATAACACATATTATATTTATAATAGCAAATTAAAATATATTTTACGATTCTTCAATTGTCTATATAGTAGGTATAAATTCCCAGTCTAGTTCCATGCAAATTTTCTTCCAAATATTATCCTGATCGATTCTCTTTTCTCTATCTTTGAGCATGGGAAAGTGTTCAAGGTATTGGCTTTCACCCAACAATTCGCAAAGTTTATAAGCAGTATAATAATAATTTAAAAAGTTGACTCGGTCATCGGGACAAAACTTGGAATACGGCGCCTGCAGCTCCATAAAAAGATTAAAAAGTGTTTCTTCAAATTCAGCTGTCATAACCGGTGGCTTTATGCCCAGTTTGTCTTTGATAAATGGAATATGTTCATAGTATTTATTATATCCCAACTTTTTAAGAATCTCTTTTGTCTTCAAGTTTGTAATTTGTGCAATCGTGGTTCGCTCTTTTTTCACTTGAAGTTTAATATTTTCAATGACTTCTAGCGGGATTTGCGTGGTTTCTTTGCCTTGAAATTGCGCAATAATCTCCTTGAAATGATTGATTCGCTTGTATGCATAAAAACAAACTTCTTTAGGAGGTTCTTTATACGAAGGTTTTTCATTTTCAATCAAATAAGGAATGTGTCTAGAGCATTTATTGCATATTAGCACACCATCATCCTCCAAAGGAATAAGTTCACCAACACGACAATATTGGCAAATATCACATGATTGCACAAACTGATTCACATCAATAAACGCATCATCTATATTGCTTAAATATTTTTGAACTATATTATGATTACTTGCATTACTTGCACTATTTGTGGGTGGATGGTCATTATTAATTTTGAAAAAATTGTTCACTAATTTACTTTTAGAAGTTAATGTAGGCATAATCTCATCTCCTTTAGAAATATTTTTCTTGTTTTCAAAATAATCAAAAATATGTTTCGAATTATCCAACAAATATTCCTTTTTTTTTAAATGACAATTTTTGATGGTTTTGTTTATTTCCTTTAGGCGATCTGTTATGTCCAATTGTTCTTCAATAGATAAAATAATAGTGGAATCAGCCAACCTTTTTTGTAAATTACTACGCTCTATTTTTAATACTGGAATTCTATCAACATCATCTTTAACAAATTCACTCAAATATTCTCGATGTTTTCCATCCAATGTAATGGAACTTCTTTTATTAATCTTGATTTTTTTTGTAGTTTTAGGCTTAAATCCATTTGACATAGTTCTTTATAAAATATCATAATACCTTTTAATTTATAATTTAAGAATATCAATTATTTTATAAGGTGATTAAAATAGATAATATGTTTAATTATGATTTAACTTTTCTGTTTTTCTTATAAAATGGATTTACATATAAATATAGCCGACAAGGAACACAAAGTAGATGTTGTTACTTTCCAAAAAATGTCTTTTATTTATAATGCATTAGAAGAAGGGTGGTCGGTCACCAAGAAACAAGATGCGTATATTTTTTCAAAAAATCATGAAGGCAAAAAAGAAATCTTTTTAGATTCTTATTTACAAAAATTTATGACCTCTAATATGGATATAAATAAGATACTTACGTCATAAAAAGATGTTTATTGATATTTCACAGAGTTTCATTGAATTTAATTAATTTGTATTAAATTTAATTCCAAAATTTTTTTTTCTTTAGCCATATTATAAAATGGGAGGCGGACTCATGCAACTAGTCGCTTATGGCGCACAAGACGTATACCTCACTGGTAATCCTCAGATCACTTTCTGGAAGGTAACTTACAGACGCTACACTAATTTTGCTATTGAATCTATTGAGCAAACTTTCAACGGACAGGCCGATTTCGGTCGTCGTGTCCAGTGCACGATCAGTCGTAATGGTGATCTTGCCTACCGCACTTATCTTCAGGTGACTCTTCCCGAGATCAACCAATTGATGGGTGTTGGAACTTACTCTGTTGCCAACAACACTGGTGTGTATGCCCGTTGGTTGGATTTCCCTGGTGAACAGCTCATCGCACAGGTTGAGGTGGAAATCGGTGGACAACGTATTGACCGCCAGTATGGTGACTGGTTGCACATCTGGAACCAACTTACCATGACCGCTGAACAACAACGCGGATACTTCAAGATGATTGGTAACACAACTCAACTTACTTTCATCACCGATCCCTCTTTCGCGGATGTCGATGGTCCTTGCGACTCCCAGGCTCCCCGTCAGGTGTGTGCTCCCCGCAATGCCCTTCCTGAGACCACTCTCTACGTGCCTCTTCAGTTCTGGTTTTGCACCAACCCTGGTCTTGCCCTTCCCTTGATTGCCCTTCAGTACCACGAGGTCAAGATTAACCTTGATATTCGTCCTATTGATGAGTGCTTGTGGGCTGTCACTACCTTGAGCTGCAACACTAACCCTACAACTGGCCAAGCTGGTCAGTATACCCCTGGAAAGGCTGTCCCTGCCTCCATTGCCTACAACCAGTCCTTGGTTGCTGCCTCCCTCTACGTCGACTATGTCTTCTTGGACACGGATGAGCGTCGCAGAATGGCCCAGAACCCCCACGAGTACCTCATTACCCAGCTCCAGTTCACTGGTGACGAGTCTGTCGGTTCTTCTTCCAACAAGATCAAGCTCAATTTCAATCACCCCGTCAAGGAGTTGATTTGGGTTGTCCAGCCCGATCAGAACGTTGATTACTGCTCATCCCTTGTGTGTGATGCTCTTCTCTTCAAGGTTTTGGGTGCTCAACCTTTCAACTACACTGATGCTATTGATGCGCTCCCCAACGCTGTCCATGCTTTTGGTGGACCCGACTCTGTTGCTTCCCACGACCCCAACTCCCTCATCGGACAACACGCCTTCATTGATAGCGAGGGTCTTTTTGAGTCTGCTGGTGCCATGGATGCTGCTTCCATCGGTTTCACTGGATACTGGCACGGACCTGGTAACCCCTACAATGAGCCCAACTTTGGTGGCCCTTCTCTTACCACCGCGAATGGTGTCACCACAGTTGGAACTGGAAATAGCATTACCAACTCCTCTGTCTCTGATGCCGGCACCTTCGTGCTCACCGAGACCTCTCTTGACATACATTGTTGGGGACAGAACCCCGTTGTCACTGCCAAGTTGCAGCTCAACGGACAGGACCGCTTCTCAGAGCGTGAGGGAACCTACTTCTCTTGGGTCCAACCTTATCAGAGCCACACTCGCCACCCTGATGAGGGTATTAACGTGTACTCTTTTGCTCTCCGCCCCGAAGAGCATCAAC